TATGTATGATTAAAAAATTAGGTAAAGAAGGAGCATGGGAACATGATCTTCAAGAAGTAAATAAAGCTTGGGGAGAAAATGCATTACCTGCACAAGAGGTTAAGGCTACAATTATTAATTCTTTAAACAAAGAAAAAGAATATAATTATAAATGTAATACTCCACCTGCTAAAAGGTTTTGTAATCAAGATCTATGTATTAAAAGAAAATTAGGTATAGGTAAAAGTAACTATAGTTTTTCTGTGGATTCTTTTCAAAAGATTAACACTAAGCCGCCTAAATATATTTTAACTATTGATAAGAAACCTATAAGATTAACTGGACAAGAACTTTGTCAGCAACAATTACTTAAAACACAATTGTTTGATACAGATATTGTTTGGAAGACTATGGAAAAGGAATCATTTCATTTGTGGTTAAACTATCTTAAAACAATACAAACTGATGTAGAAGGTTATGACTTTACTGATGATGATAAAGATGAGTTTGAATATCTATTCAAAAACTTTATTGACGATAACCAAGTTGCTGATGATATATCACAAACACAGAGTGACTATGTGTATGAAGAAGAAGGTTTTATGTACTTTAGACTTGAGGTCTTTAAAAAGTTTTTAAAGAAAGAAGGTCAGAATTTAAAAGCTCCAGAAGTAAAAGAAATATTAATAGACAATGGAGCAGAGTATATAAGAAAGCATAAGGAATACACAGCTAGACTTTGGAAAATATCTAAACCTAAGTTTGAATCTGTAAAAGATCGTAACGTTAACTTTAACAAAAAGTTGCCTAGCTTTGACCCAGATAATCAATAAAACTGCAAAAATATTTGGGCCTCCTGGTACAGGAAAAACCACGAGGCTCATTAAAATAATAGAAAAATGGTTAAGGTTAGGTGTACAACCTCATGAGATTGTTTATGTTTCGTTTACAAACAAAGCTGTTAACGAAGCTGTATCACGAGTAATTAAAAAATTTACAAATTACAAAGAAGAAGATTTTGATAATTTTAGGACCATACATTCCTTCTGTAAAAAACATTTAGACAATGTGCAAGTCGTAGATCCTAGAGTAGACATGCTAGAGTTTCATACGGATTGGGGAACTGTTTCAGCTAATATGACTGATGAGGATATGAATAACAAGATATTTAATAATTGGTTTCTTAGAGTTTATGACAAATCTAGAAATTTACTAATAGAACCAGATGAAGCTTTTAGAAGAGAGGTAAATAAAAGAGGAAGATTAATTCAATACAGAGATATTATAAGAAACTATGAAGAGTTTAAAAAGAATCATAAAATAGATTTTACAGATATGATTGAAAAATATATCAAAGAAGTTAATCCACAACATTACAAAGTATTTATAGTAGATGAAGCTCAAGATTTAACTCCTTTACAATGGAAATTTGTCTACAAGATAGCGGAAAAAGCAAGAAGAGTTTATTTAGCGGGAGATGATGATCAAGCTATCTATGAATGGAATGGTGCAGATGTGCATTGTTTTTTAGGCTTTCCAGGGAAAGTGTTTATCTTAAAAAAATCATATAGATTGAATAGAGATATACATAGTTTATCAAAAGAAATATTAAAATTTATACCTATAAGACAAGAAAAAGAATTTACTAGCAATGAAGTAGATGGTTACATAGAAAGATATTCTAAATTTAATGAGATTCCTATAAATAAAATAGGCGGCTCCTGGTTAATTTTAGGTAGAGTAAGGAATAATGTTAATGAATTACAAGAATTTGCTAGAGCAAAAGGTCTATATTTTCAAGATATGAGAGGTAATAAATCATTTAATATGAATAAATGGTTAGCTATTTCATATTGGGAAAAATTAAAAAATGGGGGAACTCTCAATAAAGAAGAAGTAGGTATTATGTATGACTTTATACATGAAGTAAGAAGAGGTTGGAGAAAGATAGATGCTAAATCATGGTCAGCTATACACCCTAATGAACCTTTAAATCTAAAGTTTTTAAAACAACAAGCTGGTTTGGAAACACCTAACACAGATTGGTGGAAGGTTTTAAATAGAAAATTTACTACGAAAGACTTGGATTATTTTGAAACTATGTTAAAAAACAATGTAGAACTTGATGACAAAGCTAATATTATTATTGACACCATTCACTCTGTCAAAGGAGGAGAAGCAGACAATGTTATTATATATGAAAAATCTAATTGGCCTTCTCATTTTAATAGTAAAACAGGGAACGATAAAATGGCAGAAGCTAGAGTGTGGTATACTGGAGTGACTCGTGCTAAAAAGACACTTCATTTATTAGCAACAGATCATCAATTTCATTTTCCAATGGGTAAAATATTTTCTAACTATAAAAGGAGTTTAAATGACACATAAAGATATGTTTGACGAAGCGTTTCCACAAGGTAGGCAGGTAGGTGGATCTCATTATAAAGATAATTTTAAAATACAGCCTTATGAATTTATTTCAAAGAATGGTTTATCGTTCTTTCAGGGATGTGTTGTAAAATATGTTTGTAGATATTTATTTAAGGGAACTGCAGAACAAGACCTAGATAAAATTATACATTATTGTGAACTTGAAAAATTAAAATTAAAAGACGATGTTAAGAAAAGTAAGAAAAATAATAGTTAAACTTAGAATGCTTTATGCTGATATTAGAGGTCACCATGGTAAAAAATGGAATTATGAACCAGGAGATTGGTATATGGGTAGAAGAAATAAAAAAAGAAAGAAAAAATGAGAAGATACATACTTGAACGGATATATCATTACTCAACATATTTAACCAGTTGGTCTTGGCAAAAGTTATATGGCAGGAAAACTAAAAGAGGAAAAAAATAATGGCTACTGAACTTACATTTACAACGACTGACAGCGACTGGACACCGCCCACTAGCTACCCAGATTTAAGCGATCGTTCTATGATCGCAATAGATTTAGAGACTAGAGATCCTAATATTAAAAAGACAGGACCAGGATGGCCTACTAAAGATGGAGAGATTGTAGGAATAGCTGTAGCTACAGATGGATTCAAAGGATACTTTCCTATAGCTCATGAAAGAGGAGATAATTTAGATCCAGCCATGACTATGAAATGGTTTCAAAAAGTAATGTCTTCAGATGCAGATAAGATTTGTCATAATGCTTCATATGATATTGGTTGGTGTAGAGCTTCAGGAATAAAAACAAATGGAAAAATTATAGATACCATGCTTGCAGGTGCAATCATTGATGAGAATAGAAGAGGTTATTCTTTAAATGCATTGTCAGCAGAATACCTTGGTGAAATAAAATCAGAAGTTAAGTTAAGAGAAAAGGCAGAAGAGTGGGGACTAGATGCTAAGGCAGATTTATGGAAGTTACCTCCATCATTTGTTGGAGAGTATGCAGAACAAGATGCTGAACTAACTTTAAAACTTTGGAGAAAGTTTGAAACAGAAATTAGATTACAAAACTTATCTTCTATTTTTGAAATGGAAACTAAACTTCTACCTATCTTAATTGAAATGCGTGAGCATGGAATAAGAATGGATATGAATAAAGCTGAAGTAATGAAGAAAACTTTTGTTACAGAAGAGAAGAAAAAACTTCATGAAATCAAGGGTTTAACAGGAGTTGACGTAGAATTATGGGCAGCAACATCTGTGGCTAAAGCCTTTGATGCAATGAAGGTCCCTTATGATAGAACAGAAAAAACTAAAGCACCAAGCTTTACTACTAACTGGTTACATAACTGTACTCACCCGTTAGCAAAGTTAGTTAGAGAAGCAAGAGAGATGAATAAGTTTCATTCAACTTTTATAGATTCTATTTTTAAATTTGAACACAAAGGAAGGATCCATGCAGAAATCAATCAACTCAGATCAGATAATGGTGGTACTGTTACTGGTAGGCTTAGTATGTCTAACCCTAATCTTCAACAGGTACCTGCAAGAAACAAAGAGTTTGGAAAACAAATTAGATCTTTATTCTTACCAGACGAAGACAAGCAGTGGGGATCTTTTGATTACTCACAACAGGAACCAAGATTAGTAGTTCACTATGCATCAAGTGTAGATTCTGGATTTGAAGGAAGCTATGAACTAATTAAAGCTTATCAAGACGAAGATGCAGACTTCCACCAAGTAGTAGCAGACATGGCAGAGATACCAAGAAGTCAGGCTAAAACAATTAACCTTGGATTGTTCTATGGTATGGGTGCAGCGAAACTATCTCGTGAACTTGGAATTGATACCGAGAGCGCTAAACAATTGTTAAAAGAATATAATGCGAAAGTACCTTTTGTAAAACAATTAGCAAACAAATGTATGTCCGTTGCAGATAAAAAAGGATGTGTAGTAACTATAAGAGGTAGACATTGTAGATTTAATATGTGGGAACCTAAAGCTTGGGGTGTCTTCCAGGCAATGACAGAGCAGGAAGCTTTTTCTAAATACGAAATGCATCAATTAAAACGTGCAGGAACGTATAAGGCTTTAAATAAACTGATTCAAGGCAGTGCAGCAGATCAAACTAAACAAGCCATCATTGAATGCTATGAAAACGGCCACCGGCCACTGCTACAAATACATGATGAATTATGTTTTAATATAGGTGGAGATAAAGATATAGAAACTATTAAAAATAAAATGGAACATTGTTTAGATGATGTGCCAATGAAAGTTCCTTCTAAAGTAGATATAGCATTGGGGGACAACTGGGGAGAAGCAACGTAATGCAAAAAATAGATTCTGCTTTTATTTATAACGTTCCAAATCATGAAGAACATAAAAAAATTATTATTGAGTTAATAAAAAAAATTCCTCAAAATAAATTTGAGCAGATTTCACACACTGATTGGAACTTACCTCCAACTATGCAAAAAGATTGGCAACATTATTTTAACAAAAATATCTACACTTATTTTGAAGATGCTTTTTCAAATTTAATTAATTTTAAAATTCTTCTTGAAAATGTGTGGTTTCAAT